CAAGAGTTCCATAGGAAAATGCACCCGCTGTGACGTTTGCATAGATGTTTGCAGTTGCAATCTGATTTTGAGCGGTGACATTGGTAAATGTTGCATTACCACTTTGTATGGTGACGTTGGCTAAAGTGACGTTGCCTAGCGTAGTCACCGTGCTACCTAGTGCCACCACAGTGTTGCCTATGGTTGCACTGTTGGCAGAGAGGTTTGCAGAAGGAAACGTACCGCTCTGAATAGTGACGTTGGCTAGAGTAAGGTTGGAAAGGTTAGCAGTTGTGCTGCCTAGTGCAATCGTGGTGTTGCCAATAATGACGTTGCTATTGGCTAGTCCAGAATTAGGAATGGTCAAAGATGCAATGACGTTGGCAGTATTGTTGGCGTAGAGATAACCTGTTGCCGTTGTGATAGACACATTTGCAAAAGACTCTGTAGTGCCTCCCAATACCTTTTCCCAAACTGTGCCGTTAAATATAGCCCAGTCCCCGACAGACCATGATGAAATGCCATCTAATGTGGTTGTTCCAGCAACGGAAACCACATAGTAACCATTCTTAGTACCAGTGCCAGAAACAAGCGTAGGCGAGTTTGTATTGGCATTCCATGTGCCTAAATAATTTAACTGCCCAGTTGTTCCACCGCCACTAGATACCGTTTTTAACATGATTAGTCCCCATCTCCAGGAGTAATGTAAATAGTTGCAGTGCTTGATGTTGCGTTTGCGGTGAAGTAAGCATTGGGTGCAAACGTGATGATTTCATCCGTACCAGGCAACAAAGGCAAACAATTACTCTGTGTAGTCGATGGTATGACTCCACCAGCAGCTGCAATGGCAGATGTTTGTCCAAATCCAAGTATCACCACTTGCGAACCAGAATTTATGATTCTGTATTGGTTACTACCCAAAGTGGCAGAAGGCACTTGCACAGGTGCGGGTGCAGTAGTAGAAGCTGTAATGACTACAGTGTTACCAGACGGGGCAAATGGTGCTGATACGGACATTTAAGCACTCCAAGGAAGAGGTTCTATTACAGGCAAAACTGGAGGTGTTTCCAAGTTATTTATTTGACCTTGTACATTGGCCTCAAAGTTAGCAACACCTGTTTCACCCAAAGATTCTTGCACCCAACCAATAACTGTAGCTTGAGTGAGCTGTGCGTAAGGCACAAATCCTGATTGAGCTTCATTTACAGGGTATTGAGTATTGCCTTGAATACTGGCAGTTTGAGTGCCATCAGTACCTGTTAAAGTCCAATTTACATTAACAACGTAACCAGCGTTTGTTCCACTAGGCCATTGTTGCATTGATTGAATTGTCCAAGTCCATTGATTTACTTGTGCCATTTTAAACTCCTACTTTTGCTTGCAAAGCCGTGATGGTTGCTTGCATGGATGTAATTGTTGCCGCTTGTGTTGTAATAAGAGTGTTGAGTTCTTTTATTGCGTTGACCATGTGATAAGTTACATTATCAATGTTTACAGACATAACGCCTGTTGATTCTGTTTTAACGCAATCGGGTAAAACTTCTGCAAGCTCTTGAGCAATAAAACCAAGTTGCACACCACTTTTTGTAATGGCATCTGTGGGTTTTAGACTTGAATCAACTTCTTCGGGTAAACGATATTCAAAGTTGCGAACCCTAAGTTGAATAATATTAGCAAGACCAACTGTATTGTCTACAATGTTTTTCTTGAGACGTTGATCTGAAGTTGTTGCAAAAGATGATGTATTTGCCCCGTTATAAGTGTTACCACCATTTCCAGTAATAAATGCAGTGCTTGAACCTTTACCAACAGCGCCGCCTCCATTATATCCACCAGCGATAACTAAATTATCTGTATCGGTTGCTGAACTTCCACGAACACGAAAACCAATGTAAGTATTATAGTTACCACCTGTTGTGTTATAACCAGCAATGTTTCCAATAAAAATAGAATTATCACAAGCGGCAGAATATCCAGCTTGATAACCAAGAGCAACAGAACCGCTATTTCCACTATTAGAATATAGTGCTTGATAACCAACTGCCGCCATATACCCCCCATTATTATTGGTGTATAAAGCCTGATAACCAATTCCTACGTTGTAATTATTTCCATTTGAATTTAACGCCTGATAGCCTAAAGCAGTTGTATAACTTCCTGACGAAACTGTGCTTCCATAAACAGTCCCCAAAGAAGTAGGAGTAGCAGCAGAGCCACCAGCTTGAGAAATCCATGTTGTACCGTTACTGGTTAAAACATTACCAGACGTGCCTGGTGAAACAATTTGAACAGAACTTGTGCCATTACCTAAAATAACATTATTAGCAGTAATGCTTGTTAATCCTGTTCCACCTTCTGCGGGTGTAATTGCAGTAGAAACACTAGAAATAGTTGCATTTGTAAGCGTTACATTTCCAAGAGTGCTTACAGATGAACCTAGTGCAACAGCCGTGTTACCAATAGTAACAGAACTGTTGGACAAGTAATTGTTGGGGAATGTACTTGCAACGCTACTGATCGTGGTGTTTGTCAAAGTCACATTACCAAAAGATGTGACAGTTGAACCCAACGCAACAGATGTATTACCAACAGTAACGCTACTGTTTGACAAATAGTTATTAGGAAACGTACTTGCAACACTGCTGATGGTGACGTTAGAGAACGTGGTATTTCCTGATACTGTACCGCCAGTGATAGACACGTTTGCTAGTGACACCGAGCCATTACCCAGACCATTCACCGCATTGTAAACAGTGCTGAAATCACTGTCCAAATTGGTCAGCGGGATAGCAGTGGTTGCCGTTCCAAACGTATAGGGAACTGTAATTGGTAATGCCATGTTAGAACCTCACTCTTAATTCATGTTCAAACTCAAATGTGTTCACAATAAACCCAGCAGAATTACTGGTTTGCGTTAATCCTAAATACTTACCGTACTGCTCTGCGTCTGATTTGTACAAATAGTACCCGCTAACATTTGTCCAAATTATCGTTTGAGATAGGTAATTTGTCCAACCGATAGTCGTTCCAGCCGTGTTTGTCCAGGTAACCGTGTTAGAAAGGGTGTAAGACGGGCTAGAACCGCTTTCTGAGTCCACGGTGACATTCAGGTTGCCACCTTGCGCTAAAGTCGCTTCTACAGCGAATTTGAGGGCTTGTTTTGTCCTGATGGGGTCACCCATCTCATTGAGTGCAGTCTGGATGTACGAACTGATCGGACTGGTTGTATCGTTGTACAACAGTTTTAATACTTTGTTGTTATCTGTGCCATACAGTCTAACCTTACCGCCAAAAGGCACAGAGGTCACATACTGGATGTTGCCCTGGCTAGACACAAACCACTTCTTCTCAAAGAAAATACACTGTATGTACCGTGATCCAGATGGTCCAATCGGGAAAGAACTGTTCACATAGAAGTTAAACACCGCACAAAGGATGTTGTTGAGCAGTGTTTGACCAGCTGTGACAGGCTTAGTGAAGTCAATATAGGGAAAAATACCGTCTAGAGGGTCAGAAATCTTGGTGGTTGTTGAACCAACCAGGGCATAAATACCGTAGTCATTCATGAACAAGACTGACCTGAAATAGGGGAAAATGGCGTAAATGCGTTTAGTACCGATAGACGCACTCACGTTGGTGTTGGTGAACACCGTAGCCCCTGTGGAGGTCACTTGCAAATCCGAGAACACGTTGATGCTATCGTCTCCGAAAACATACAAGAAGTTATTGGCAGACAAGAGTCCTTGAATGTTGCCGTGCAAGGTGCTGTCCTGAATGTTGAACGCTACAGCAGATACAGAAGTGAAATCTGTGGGGCTTGTGGAGGCAGACGCATAAACCGTGCGCCCCTGTGCCACCCAAACTCTGTTGGAGAAGGTAGCCAAGTCCACTATGGGGTTTAGCTGCACAGTCGCAACAAGGTTTGCACCCGTGCCAGTCCCACCTGAGACCGCCACAGACGGTGCAGAGGTATAACCAGAGCCAGGATTGTTCATAATGACCTGGCTAACCACGTTTCCAGAAATGATGGCGGTTGCATTTGCGTTTGTGCCCCCGCCACCCGTGATGGTGACTGCCAGGTTGCCGTACTGACCGTAACCTGTTCCCCCATTGGTGACCTGAATGGACACCACGCCTGTGGCAAAAGTGACGAGCTGGGCTAGAGCAGTCGCATTTGACCCGCCACCACCAGAAATAGTGACACTAGGCTGAGACGTGTACCCGCTACCCGCATTTGTCAGCGTGATGGCGTTCACAATACCCGTAGAAAGTGATGCATTTGCAGTTGCACTAGACCCACCACCTCCAGTAATGCTAACCGTTGGCGGGTTAAGGTAGCCAGAACCAGGCGTGACCACAGAAATAGCCACCACATTACCGCCAGAGATGGTGGCTGCAGCCGTAGCCGTACTTCCACCCGTCACATCAGGTGTAGAAAGGGTCACCGTGGGCACAGACGTGTAACCTGATCCACCCGTTAAAACTTGTATGCTCTGCACCCCGCCAGAACCCGTGGTAATCGAGGCCACAGCTGTTGCCCGTGTACCGTTGGCATTGTTGGGGGAAGAAATAGTGACGTTGGGGGCAGACGTGTAGTTGATACCTGGGTTTGTGATGGCAATACTGCCCACAGAACCTACGGGAATCAAACTAACCCCATTCCAGTCATACAAACCTTTAGTGGGGTCTCCTACAAAAACGTCTGTATTTTGGTATTGAGAGAATGCAACACCAGAATTGGACAATGAGCCAGAGCCGACAATGGTCACAAAGTTGTTAGAACTGAGGTCATATGCCTCTAGCGCACCATTATCTTCTGCAGCCACTACATAATCATCATTGATGTTGGCAGAAAACAGGGTAACTACATTGTTGGTAAATACCACCGCATTTGCACCGTTGGTCACGTTGCTACTGGTGGGAATAATCCGCATATTGCCAGACCCCACAGGCATGGCGTTCTCTAACCAGGAGAACTCCTCCTTGTCGATAGCCGTGCGGTTGGCCTTGGTGTTGAGACCCTTGAAAGCCTTGATTACCTGGTAGGACTTCTTCTGTTCTGCGGAGGCCATGTTTAACCTCCACTACTGTATGGATCAGGAATCCTTCTTGTAAACGTGCTATTGAGGACGTTCAATATGTGTTTGTTGTACTCTTGTTTGAAGATTTCAGCCTCACCATAAGACTGCTCATAGAACTTGGCCTTGTATGCAGCATAGTATTGAACCGCAGTAGTGTACGGGTCAATGATGGTGTCCACCTGGTTAATGTTCGTGAGTGATAAAGCAGAGGGCAAAATGTTGGTATCTACCTCGATGTAGTAGAGTTGGTCTGGTATGGGGGCAATGTAGATGGCCTGTTGCCCGTACATAGAGAAACAGATGGGTCTGCCCACATAATTTTGCCAGTAGCGCAACTGGGCGGTGAAGTTGGACCAAGGCAGATAACGCAAAGGTATCCGACTATTGCCCCAATATAGGTTGATATTGACAACATCATAAACATTGATGCCCTGGGGCAACGCATTAAAAGGAAGAATCTCGCAATTACTCACATACTGCAGCATGGCAGTGCCATCTGCAAATGGAGTCGTGGGCGGGAATGGATTAGCACCATTAGGATAGATTGGTGCAGAGTTGCCTGATGTCCCACTCTGGGTGTAGACATAGTTGTAGATGTTGGAAAAGACGTACTGACCAGCTGTGACCGCGGTGTTGCCCGCCCAAATGGTAGGAGAAACACCAGCCGAGGTACTAGAGTTGTAAGCCAGGGGAGCTGTAGTAGTCTGCAAATTACGCAGACAACCCGTATCTCTAACGGTGCGTTCTCTCGCCTCGTTAATGTAAGTGGTTAGCTGGTTTTGCGTCCAGAAAACATTGTTAACGTCATGGAGCAAATTTTCAACTTGGCTGAGATAGTCGTTAAGCGTTGCCATTTGCTGTCCATGTTAGGCTACCTTCATTTGAGTCTTTTCCCCCGAACCCTTCTGGAGGGTTAGGGGTACTCGTCCAACAGCCGAGGGTAACGAGCTGTTTTTCCCTGGTCTTTCAGTTGTTATTTCAAACTGATCTAACTTTTTCAAACCTTCTGCCAGTTCGCTGTGCAGTTGTATCCACCCCCAGCGAACCAAGATATGCTCTCGATCATCAAGACCATACCCAAATAATTGCACAGCTGCCTCAATAGGCAACTCTACAGGAGTATTCTTTTTGAACTCGTAAGAACCCACAGCGAGCTGTGTGTCCCCACGGTTCGTAACAAACACGTTCATTAGAACTGTACAACGTCACCGTAAACTTGGAAGTTTACAGTGTTGCTATTACCAGAAACTGTGGTCACGTTCACATAAAGTGCAGATGTCAAGTTACCAGTAACTGAAGTTGTAGTGGAGTAAGGCGTTGCTATGGTCAAGTCTTGGTATCTGCCCGCTGCAGTGATGTTACTCAAAGCCACGTTAGCAACTATCGCATTGGATGCGTTGCCGTCATTGCTTGTTGTAATCGTCACATAAGCAGACGAAACAGACCCTGTAGGATTGTTAACAGTAATTCTGCGAGGAATCACTGCACCAGAACCTACTGCAGTCCCTGAGTTTGTGAGGCCACCAGTCAACAAAGGAATAGTGGCAACCGCATTACCCAAGGCTGCCATAGACACAACTGTAGCTTGACCAATACGACCGTATCCAAACGAATCCAGATAATACTGACTGACTGAATCGGGATTAGCCATTGT